GGTATTTTCGAACCACGCATTTTTTCTAGCGGGAGGGGCAAAACCCTTCTGACGCAATGGGTTTCAGGCAAGGCATCCCCAACCCCGTCAACCGGCGTCAGAAGGGTTGTCAGATGGCTGTCAGAAGGGAAGGCTAGGCTGACAGAGTGACTGACAAGACGGCAGAAGGGTTGGCAACACTGGTTAGGCCGGCTGAGTTCGCGCTGATCAAGGGCGTGACGCGGCAGACGGTGGCAACGGCGATGAAGGGCCGGATCGCGGCGGCGGTGGTGGATCGCGACGGGGTGCGGCTGATCGATCGGGATGCGGCGCTGGAGCTGTGGGACCGGAACACGCTGCGGAACAACAACGCGCGGGTGGGTGCGGCTGACGGTGCGGCGCCGGCTGCTGTGGTGACGCCGACCCCTGCGCAGGTACGGGCCTACATCGAGGCCTTGCCTGAGGATGCGATCCCGGACCTGAACGAGAGCCGTAAGAGGCGTGAGCACTATCAGGCGGAGAAGGCGAAGCTGGAGGCGCTGCAGGGTAGGGGGGAGCTGGTGCCAGCCGCCGACGTGCGCAAGGAGGCGTTCAACCTCGCCCGGGCCGTGCGCGACAAGTTGATGGGCATCGCCGACCGGCTGGCCCCGCAGCTGGCGGCGACCCAGGACAGTCGAATCTGTCATCACCTGCTCAGCGAGGAGATCAGGGTGGCCCTGCGAGGACTGGCCGATGGCTGACGCGGCACAGGTCTACCGAGCGGCGTTCCTGGAGGGCCTGACGCCACCGGCACCGATGACGGTCAGCGAGTGGGCTGACGAGCATCGGATGCTGAGCCGCAAGGGCAGCAGCGAGCCGGGGCCATGGCGGACGGACCGGACGCCATACCTGCGCGAGCCGATGGATTGCCTGAGCCCGAGCAGCCCGTGGCGGCGGGTGGTGCTGATGTTCGGCAGCCAGATGGGGAAGACGGAGGTGGTGCTGAACTGGTTGGGGGCGATCATCCATCTGTGGCCGGGCCCGGCCCTGCTGGTGCAGCCCACCCTCGACATGGCGAAGCGGCTGAACCGCCAACGGCTGGACCCGCTGCTGAAGGAGGCACCGGTGCTGTCGGAGCTGATCGCACCGCCGCGGTCGCGGGATTCGGGCAACACGATGTTCCTCAAAGAGTTCCGTGGCGGGCTGTTCGTGCTGACTGGCGCGAACAGCGGGAGCGGGCTGCAGAGCATGCCAGCGGCCTACCTGGCGGCGGACGAGGTGAGCAGCTACCCGCTGGAGGCCGACGACAAGGGCGACCCGCTGGAGAACGCAGAGACCAGGACGAGCACATTCCCGATGGGAAAGGTGCTGATCACGAGCACACCAGGCACCAGGGGAGCGTGCCGGATCACGGTGGAGTTCGAGAGCAGGAGCGACCGTCGGCGGCTGGCGGTGCTGATGCCGTGCTGTGGTGCGCGGGAGGTGCTGCAGTGGCGCGAGCACATGCGCTGGGACCGCCCTGATGGTGAGGTGTGGTGCCAGTGCCCAGCATGCGGCGAGAGGGTGGCGGAGCACCACAAGACGTCGATGCTGCTCGGTGCGGAATGGAGAGCGACCGCGGCGGGAGATGGGATCACTGCCGGTTTCCATCTGCCCGGGTGGTATGCGCCAGCCGGCTGGACCAGCTGGGGCATGATCCGCGATGAGTTCTTGAGGGCCCAGGCCGACCCGCTGCTGCTCAAGGGCTGGGTGAACAAGCGGGCAGCCGAGGCGTGGGAGGACGAGGCTGTGGCGAAGGTCAGCGCTGACGGGCTGATGGAGCGCGCCGCTGCCGAGGGCTACCAGACGGGCTGGTGCCCTGCTGGCGTGGTCCTGCTGCTGATGGCCGTCGACGTGCAGGACACCTGGCTGGAGGTTGCCGTCTGGGGGTTTGGCGCTGACGACGAGCAGTGGCTGATCTGGCACCAGAAGATCGAGGGCGACCCATCGGCTGGTGATGTGTGGCAGCAGGTGACGACGATCCGCGAGACGGCATGGCCACGAGAGGGCGGCACGACGCTGAAGGTGCGGCATTGCGGAGTTGACACCGGCGGTCACTTCACCCAGGAGGCCTACGGCTACTGCCGAGCGCATGCGAAGGATGGAGTGGTGGCGCTCAAGGGATCGAGCGTGAGGGCATCACCACCACTGAGCCGCGGCCGGAAGGTTGACGTCAACGCCCGCGGCGTGACGATCAAGGGCGGCGTGACGCTCTACATGGTCGGCACCGATGGCCTGAAGCGCACCATCTACGCCAGGCTGAAGCGCGAGGGCGCGGTCCACTTCGGGCAGAACGCCACCGAGGAGTTTCTGCGAGGGCTCACTTGCGAACGACTGGTCCCGCGCACGGTGAAGGGGTTTCAGGTGCTGGAGTGGCAGAAGCCACCCGGCGCGCGCAACGAGCCGCTCGACCTGACGGTCTACTGCCTGGCCCTGCTGGAGCTGGTGCGGCGGCGATACAACCGGGCGACGATGTGGCAGCAGCTGGCCAAGTCTGCCGACGCGGGCACACCGGCGCCGGCAGCGCCTGCCGAGCAGCCGCGCCGGCGCCAGCCGCGGCCTGCCGCTGGGTTCGTGCAGGGCTGGTAGGATTGGCGTGGAGTGCGTGGGCATCGGCCCCTGTCGCGGTGACGGGGGTTTTTCATTGCCGCTACAGTCCGGCCAGGAGGCCACCCCATGACCGTCCCCGCAGAGATCAGGGCAGGAACCACGATCCAGTGGATCGAGCCGGCGGGGGTTGACTTGAACGGCGACGCAGCCACGTCGGCCAGCTGGACGCTGACGACCTACCTGCGCACGGACGTGAACCACGAGGGCGCAACGGTGGTCGGCACCGCCCGCAGCGACGGCGGCTGGAACATGGCCATCAGCGCCAGCACCACGACCGGATTCGACGCTGGCACCTGGTACTGGGAAACCCGCCTGACCAGCGGCGACCTGGTGGTGCCGTACGGCAACGGCACGACGACGGTGCTGCCGAGCCTGTACTACGCCGGCCAGCCCGGCGCTTTCGACGGTCGCAGCCAGGCCGAGCAGGACCTCGAGGCCGTGCAGCTGGCGATCCGCGAGCTGATCGCCAAGAAGGCGAAGCAGTACACGATCGGCAGTCGCAGCTTCACGGCCCACGACCTGGGCCAGCTGATGCAGCGCGAGGCGCAACTGAAGGCGATCGTCGCCCGTGAGCGCGCCGCCGAGAAGGTGGCGCAGGGCCTCGGCAACCCGAGCAATCTGTTCGTGAGGTTCAGCTGATGGCGAAGCGAAAGCGCAAGCCTGAACCAACGGCCCCCAAGCGCCGCGCCTACGAGGGCGCGATGATCAGCCGCCTCACCAGCGACTGGGTCACGTCCGGCACCAGCGCCGACGCCGAGATCGACGGCAGTCTGATCAGGCTGCGGAACCGATCCCGGCAGCTGGTCCGCGATAACCCATACGCCAGGCAAGCGATCCGGGCGATCGGCGCGAATGTCGTGGGCCGCGGCATCCGGCTACAGGGCCGCGTCCCGATGCAACGCGGCGGCGGCCGACTTGACGCGAACATCAACCGGCAGATCGAGAGGGCATGGGAGGACTGGTGCCACGCTGACACCTGCCACGTTGCCGGCCGACTGTCGTTTGCCGAGATCCTGCGGCTGGCGATCACTTCGGTGGCAGAGTCGGGCGAGGTGTTCATCCGCCTGGTCCCGGAGGCGATGGGCAACGGCCGCACCCCACTGGCCCTGGAGGTCCTGGAGTCGGACTACTGCGACGAGGGCAAAAGTCACGGCGCCGATGCTGGCGGCCAGCAGTGGCGCATGGGCGTAAAGGTCGACCGATGGCAGCGCCCGGTGGCCTATGCGTTCCGCACGCGCCACCCTGGCGATCTGGTGAACAGCGTCGGCGGCGCCGTGTTTGAGGTGCCCGCGTCGGAAGTGCGGCACCTGTTCATCTCTGAGCGACCCAACCAGACCCGCGGCGTGCCATGGACGGCGTCCGCAATCCAGCGGCTGCACCACCTGGCCGGATACGAGCAGGCCGAAGTCGTTCGGGCCCGCGCCAGCAGCAGCCTGATGGGGTTCATCCAGAGCCCAGAGGGCGAGCTGCAGGGCGATGAGGTCTACGACGACGAGCGTGTCAGCAACTTCGAGCCTGGCGTGTTCAAGTACCTGGCCCCTGGCGAGACCGTCAGCGTGCCGCAGCTGGACGCGCCAGACGGCCAGTTTGAGCCGTTCCTGCGCGGGATGCTGCGCGCTGTCGCCGCTGCGATCGGCTGCAGCTACGAAACGATCAGCCGCGACTACAGCCAGAGCAACTACAGCAGCAGCCGCCTAAGCCTGCTGGAGGA